TGTGCTATTCATGGTGCAACAGTTGAAAACACCCTCTTCGAAGATGGTGACCAAGCAAACACATTCAAAGCTTTTGAACCAACTCAAGAAGAAGAAACTTATTCTATGGTTACTGCCAATAGATTTTGGTCTCAGATTTTTGGAATTGCTTTTAGCAATAAGCGTTGGCTTCATTTCTTTATGTTATTCGTTCCTGTCATGGGTCTTTGGACTAGTAGTATTGGTATTATCGGTCTTGCTCTCAATCTACGAGCGTATGATTTCGTATCGCAAGAGATTCGAGCAGCAGAAGATCCAGAATTTGAGACCTTTTACACCAAGAACATTCTTCTAAATGAAGGTCTCCGTGCTTGGATGGCACCCGTCGATCAACCTCATGAGAACTTTGTGTTCCCTGAGGAAGTATTGCCCCGAGGCAATGCTCTGTGATATACTTGGAGGGGAAACCCTCCTTTTTTAATGATCAGTTCTGATACACCTTACAAACTTGCTGAGATTATCCGAGATACTTGGCCTCAGTTATATCCACTAAATAATTTTCAAAACTTAACAAATAATATGAAGTTTACAGTTTATTCGAAAGATGGTTGTCCATATTGCACAAAAGTGCAGCAGGTGCTACAGTTAGCAGAGTTGCAGCATGTAGTATACAAACTGAATACTGATTTTACTCGTGAAGAATTTTACGCAGAATTTGGTGAGGGTTCTACATTCCCTCAAGTAATTGTGAACGATCAACACATCGGTGGTTGCACCGATACAGTTCAATACCTTAAGGAGCAAAACTTAGTTTAATGGAAACTAATTTTCACGAAGTTTATAATGATGTTGAAAAAGCAATTGACTATGCATTTCAGGGAAAATTTGTTCTGAAATTTTATGACTATCTTAAAGTAAAAGGTGTCAGAAAGTTTGAGGTTGAAGAGTTTATCGAAAGTTCCACTGCTTCAAACATTAGTAATGTAGTAATGGATCTTGATGATTACCTTCAAGGAGGTGCTGATGAGATTCATAAACAACTTCGTGAAGCTTATGGTCATATCCCTAAACCAGAAGCACGAAAAATAAGAAACTATTTGTATGGCATCCTTGAAGATGCATGGAAGTATAATCATGACAAAAGAAAGGGGAGACGCAAAAAGGAAACTAAATAACTCTGAACCCGAGATCAATCGGGGTGTGGAATTATTGTTAAGAAAACGGAGGAGGAAATCTGAAGAACCAAAGACATTCCAAATGAGATTTGGTAAGATGATTTCTCTCTTTCGACGAGAGATACACATACAATTCGAATTTCATTTGGACATTCGGAAAAAGTAACTCTCGGAGAAAGAAAAAAATGTTAGCAGTAACACTCACCATCGGCACTCTTGTTTCAGTGATGTTCTTTTTTGTTGGTGGAGTAATAGGATGGATAGCCAAGCAACATTTCTATGAGAGCTCATATCCCTCTTATACACACCCAGAAATGTTTGATCAAAATGGAAACTTAATTCCAGACGAAATTTTAGCAGTGAGATTTGAAAATGAATACGAATACGACGACGAAGAAGAGGATGACTAGTAGAGTAAAGAAACCTACTACGACTTCTGCTCAACCTAAAGAAATTAAAAAACTTCCTCCCAATCCCTTTATGAATGAGATCTTAGATCTTATTCATGAGCAAGAAACAGAAGAAGATAAGATTAAAGTTCTTAAGCAATATGAAACCGATGCTCTCAAATCACTTTTGATTTGGAACTATGATGATACTATAGTTTCTCTTCTTCCTGAAGGTGAAGTTCCTTATCGTCCAAATGAAAATCCACTGGGCACGGATCATTCATCCTTACGTAGAGATTATAAAAATCTTTATAACTTTGTGAAAGGTGGTAATGATTCTCTGTCCAAGATTCGTAGAGAGACGATCTTTATTCAAATTTTGGAATCACTTCATCCACTTGAGTCGGACATTCTTGTTCTCGTAAAGGATAAGAACTTGGAGAATAAATATGATATCTCATTCGATGTCGTGCAAAAAGCATATCCTGATATTCAATGGGGCAATCGTTCGTGAGTTTAGTTGCGGAGAGAAAAATGGCAGAATCTAAAAAGGAAAAAACAAGATATCTGCCTCATGAATATGGATGTGAGATTCTCTTTGAAAGAACAACGATGGTTCAAGCAAAAGATTCATCACTTCCAAATGATGCATATCTTATTTGGTATGATGTGGATGGTGAAACTTTCTTGGATGTGACTCGTTGCCGAAAGAGAGTTGACTTGTTTGATTTTTATTATGATAAGTATGGTCCAGGAGCAGTTCGTAAGATTGATTTTGGATATGGAAGAGTAAACCCAAAACTGTGGGGATATAAAGCACCAGAGAAAAAGAAAAAGAGATGAGTGAAGGATTTAGTGAAGAAAAGATTGAAGTAGCAATCAACAAAGATGAAGTAAAAAACCTTCTTAAGAAATATAAGAAGGTTAAAAAATATATGCGGTCTCCAGTGTTCACTGTCAAAAAGTTAGATGGAACTGAGAAGATTGTCAGTGAACTACTAAAGGACACTGACAATGGGTAAGCACTATCTTTTAAATCTTTACGGATGTTCTTTCGTTCTTTTGGACGATGAAAAATGTCTTATTGACTTATTGGAAAATGCTGCTGCTGCCAGTGGTGCTACTGTGGTTCAGACAATCTCTAAGAAGTTTGAACCACAGGGAGTCACTGTAATCTGTTTACTATCTGAGAGTCATATCAGTATTCATACTTGGCCAGAAGAAGGTAAAGCAGCAGTAGATGTTTATACTTGTGGTGACTGCAATCCTAAGATTGGATGTGATATCATCATTCAACAACTTTATGCTCAAGATCATACTCTGAGTTATATTGAGCGTTAACTAAATACACTATATCCGGAGAAGTCTATGCTCTCTACTCAATATCGTTTACGTCTTGAAGCAATCTGCGAGAGAATTGTTAAAGGTGAATCTGTAGAGTTAAGTGAAATGATCTGGGCAGAAAAACTTGCTAAGACAAATCGTTCTGCTGCTACTATTTTAAGACAAGCAAGGAGACGTGCTGCAAATCCTGAAATGACTGAGGATAGTCTTGATGGATTTATGAATGCACTGGACTTGGGAGATCCTGATCCTTCAAATCATCGCACTGGATTTAATGGTGCCGATGATATTATTGATTTCTTTACAAGTGATAAACCAGACGATTGGCGTCAAAGAGATTAAAACTGTAGTGAAAAATACAAAAAATAATTTCTATATAAAGCACGTTCATCCTAACGGACGGAAGTAGGGAAACCGAAGGAACGCACTTTACATACACAGTAAAGGAGCAACCTAATGTCTAAAGTAGTATATCGTGGTGTAGAATATGATACTCAGAAACGTCTTGAGTATCAACAGCAGATGATGCAGCAACCCCAACAATACAATGAAACCTATCGTGGTATTAAGTTTGTAAAGGAGGGGCACAAGTGAAGAAACTCAACGCACTTCAACTCATTAAAGAGCAGAAGCAAAAAGAAGATCGTCGTCATAAAGCATCTATTGCTACTCTGGTAGCAGCAAAATGATTCGGAGGAGTGCTTGACACTCCTCTTTTTTTTGCTTATAATTACCTTTGTGGAGGTTCATGAGATGGACAAAGAAAAACTAAAGCTAATCATTAGGAATCTGGAATCTCTTCTTGATTGCCTTAAATCAGAAGTTTATTCTGATGTTGATTCCTATCTAAACTACGAGGACGTTGCTCCTCACATTACCGACTATGATGAAATCTTTGAGGACGACGATGGATACCCAGATTGAAGAATTTGAGTTTATGAAACCAGAAGTAAAACTAATCAGTGTTACTCCTGACGCAGAAAAGCACATGGCATATTGTGCTCGCGTAAGTAACCCTGCAAATCAGGAGAACGAAAAGTTCTCTGGACTACTCAAGTATTGTATTCAGCATCAGCACTGGAGCATCTTTGAGCAAGCATCGATGACTGTAGAGATCAATACGACTCGTGGTATCGCAGCTCAAATCCTTCGGCACCGTTCATTTACATATCAAGAATTTTCTCAACGATATGCTGACATGAACCTTTTGAATAATACTATACCTCTCCCTGAACTTCGTCGTCAGGATACTAAGAACCGACAGAACAGTGTTGATGACATTCCTGATTATTTGAAACTGACCCTGACCGAAGACATCCGTGTTCATTTTGAGAGGTCTCTGCGACTCTACAACCGTCTTCTTGATAAAGGTGTGGCAAAGGAATGTGCTCGATTTGTACTGCCCTTAGCAACCCCCACAAGACTCTATATGACCGGTTCTGTAAGGTCGTGGATACATTATATTGATCTTCGTTCTGCACATGGTACACAGAAGGAACACATGGAAATTGCAGAACTAGTTCGTTGTATCTTTACGTGTCAGTTCCCTGCTGTATCAGAAGCACTTGGTTGGACTCGTGAGGGATGCTCTGATTGTGTTGATGCACCATCTATTACTATCGAATAAATACCCCTATACATCATTCTTAACTATGCCAGTATATCCAGTTAAAAATTTAAAGACAGGTGACACACAAGAACTTGTTATGTCAGTTGCTGACTATGAACAGTGGAGAAAGGATAATCCAGATTGGGATAAAGACTGGTCTCAAGGATGTGCTGGAGTTGGTGAGGTAGGTGAGTGGCAAGAAAAACTTGTCAAGAAAAATCCAGGGTGGAATGAAGTTCTTCGCAAGGCTTCAAAAATGCCTGGTGCAACAGTAAAACCTTTTTAGTATTTTATGGCACGTAAAAGAGCACCGAATCCAGTACCATTTGGAATGAGCAATAGACAAATGAAACGCAAGAAGCCAATCAATCTTGATATAATGAAGACGATTGAGCCTCTGACTGATAATCAAGAGGCACTTTTCAAACAATATAAACTTGAACAAAATGTCGTAGCTTACGGTGCTGCTGGTACTGGTAAGACATTTATTACTCTCTATAATGCTCTGCGTGATGTTCTTGATGATAAGACTCCTTACGAAAAGATTTACCTTGTCCGTTCTCTCGTAGCAACACGAGAGATTGGATTCCTCCCAGGAGATCACGAAGATAAATCAAGTCTTTATCAGATTCCTTATAAGAACATGGTAAAGTACATGTTCGAGATGCCAGACGATTCTGCTTTCGAAATGCTCTATGGAAACCTCAAAACTCAAGGAACGATTAGTTTTTGGAGTACTTCTTTTATTCGGGGAACTACTCTGGACAATGCAATCATTATTGTAGATGAATTCCAGAACTTAAACTTCCACGAACTTGATTCTATCATCACTCGTGTGGGTGAGAACTCTAAGATTATGTTCTGTGGTGATGCAACTCAATCAGACCTCGTGAAAACTAACGAACGTAATGGTATCGTTGACTTCATGCGTATTCTACGAGTGATGCCTTCAATGTCTATGATTGAGTTTGGTGTGGAAGACATTGTTCGTTCTGGTCTGTGTAAAGAATACCTTGTTGCTAAAATGGAATTGAATCTCTGATGTTTGATCATGTTGAATTGAATCTTCCTTCTCTTGAGAGGGAAATGATTGATGGAGTTCGTTATTATAAAGTGGGTGATAGTGATGAACCACAAAAGTTTGTTTCTATCACCTCTGTCATCAGTCACTTTAATAAAGAAAAGTTTTCTGCTTGGCGTAAGAAAGTTGGTAATGAAGAAGCAGACAAGATTACCCGTAAGGCTACAAGTCGGGGAACAGATCTTCATACACTTGTTGAAGATTACTTACATAATCGGAATTTATCCGATGTTCAACCGATTTCTGAACACTTATTTAAGATCGCAAAATCCGATCTTAATCGTATAAATAACATTTATGCTCTTGAGGGTTCTCTTTATAGTCAATACCTAGGTGTTGCTGGTACTGTAGATTGTATTGCAGAATTTGACGGAGAACTATCAATCATCGATTTTAAAACTTCCAAACAACCAAAACCACGAGAGTGGATTGATGGATACTTTGTTCAGTGTTGTGCATATGCTTGTATGCTTCATGAACTCACTGGACTATCCGTAAAGAAGTTCGTGATCATTATGACTTGTGAGAATGGAGAAGTAGAAATCTACGAAGAGTACGATAAAGCAAAATATATCAGACTACTTACACAATACATCAAGAAATTTGTTAACGATAAACTCGAACAAGTTTCTTGACTTTATATTTTTACGTGTTAGAATGAACAAAAGTTGAGGAAAAAGATTGTACATCACTGTGTTAGGTCAAATGGAGAATGAATTAGAAAAAGCATTAGAGAATAAGTTTTTCTGCCCTTCTCGGTTTGCCCAAGAGATCGAGAATCTTGTTCAACATAATGAAGATATGAATTATATCGATGCCATTGTTCACTTCTGTGAGAAGAATAGCATCGATGTTGAATCTGTTCCGAAACTTATTTCTAAACCACTCAAAGAAAAGATTAAGTATGAAGCAATGGAGTTAAACTTCCTCAAGAAGACTTCTCGAGCAAGATTAGTCTTTTAATTCCATTTTAGTGGGAAAAAATTCCCGGCAAAAAATCCCTATATTACTTTTTTGAATGGTGCCTTTTGATACTTATAAGACTTACCTTGCCCTGAAGAATCACTTTACAAAAGATTCTTACGATTATCACAAGTATCAAGGTAAAAGTCGTGCATCTCTTCAATCCTTCTACAAAAGGAAGGATCGATATTGGTTCGAGAAACTATCACGGCAGAAAGAAGATAATGAAGTGGTAGATTTCTTTGTAGCAAACTTTGTAAGTTGTACTGATCCTCAAACTGTGTGGATTGGAGAGATGATTAAGGAGGGAGAGTCACGATATAAGTCCTGGCAAAAAAGAATACAATCTCTATCCTATTTGTTTAGGGAAGAATCTCAACAACTATTTGAAAATAAATTTGAGGAAGTTTTTGACTGTTCAAAGGGGCATCCACCCCTTTTAAAGATGTTCCTGATCGGGAAAATTAGCCTAGAAACACTAGTCATATACGATAGAATATTCCTGTTCGGGAAGAACTTTGATAAGAAATTAAAAGATCCTGTGTGGGAAACCGTCAGTTTAAAAATGAAAAAATATTCTCCGTTCCTACATATAGATGTATTCCATTATAAAAAGATACTCAAGCAAATTGTTGGAGGAACATGAGTTTTTTTGATTCTGAACTTGTTCGTGCTGAGATGTCTGAAATCTCAGCATTACAAGAAGATGTATACAGAAATGTATTTGAATTTCCTCGTATGAATAAAGAGGAAAAGTTATTTCATGTTGCTCTTTTAGAGAAACTTTTGAACAAACAACAAGTTCTCTATACTCGTTTGAAACTTTCTGATGATCCTGAAGCAATCAAGATGAAGGAAAGAATCAAAGAGTCTGCTCAGATGATGGGTCTTCCTCCTAATGTCGATATGAATGTCATTTTTAACAATATGACACAACTGCTGGAGACCATGAAGGAACGTATTGACAAGACGGGTTCCGACCTGTAGACTGATGGGGTACACAAAGGCCAAATCCAAACAATCCGAGGTATACAAATGTCTTTTGAAAATCTGAAAAAGCAATCCAAACTGGGTTCTCTCACTGAGAAACTGGTGAAGGAAGTGGAAAAAATGAACACCGGTTCTGGTGGTGCTGATGAACGTTTCTGGAAACCAGAAATGGATAAAACTGGTGTTGGTTCTGCAATCATCCGTTTCCTTCCTGCCCCCGAAGGTGAAGAACTGCCCTGGGTAAAGATGTACTCTCATGCATTCCAAGGTAATGGTGGTTGGTATATTGAGAACTCTCTGACTACGATTGGTCAGAAGGATCCTGTGTCCGAGCACAACCGTGAACTCTGGAACAGTGGTAGTGATAAGGATAAAGAAACTGTTCGTAAGCAGAAACGCAAACTGTCTTACTACAGCAACATCTATGTGATCAAAGATCCTGCTCATCCTGAGAACGAAGGTAAAGTCTTCCTGTTCAAGTTCGGTAAGAAGATCTTTGATAAGATCCTCAATGCAATGCAACCTGAGTTTGAAGATGAAGAACCTATCAATCCCTTTGACTTCTGGGGTGGTGCTAACTTCCGTCTGAAGATCCGTAAGGTTGAAGGTTATTGGAACTATGATAAGTCTGAGTTTGATTCTCCTTCAGTACTGTTGGATGATGATGATGCACTAGAAGCACTGTGGAAGAAAGAGTATTCTCTATCTGCCGTTGTTGCTCCAGATCAGTTCAAATCATATGAAGATCTTGAGAAGCGTCTGAAGTATGTTCTGGGTCAGAAGTCTGCTCGTGCTGCTGTTCAAGAGAAAGAAGATGAGTATGATTCTTATACACAAACTCCCTCTAAGGAAGAGAGTGTAATCGCAGAACTGGAACAGTCCTTTGCTCGCAGTAAGTCTACTTCACTTCCTAAGATCGAAACATCTGATGAGGATGAAGATGATGCACTGAGTTATTTCCAGCGTCTTGCTGAAGATTGATCACTCAAACAATCTAATATTTTCTCCTTTCTTCAAGGTGGCATTCACATACTGACTGCCACCTTTTTTATATGGCATTATACTATCAAGATCATTAAAGAGTATATTTAGATATCTTGGTTTGAGAGTAAAAATATTTCTTCTATCTTCTTGAATCTGAAGTTCGTATTCATGATTAGTTACCGTAGTCACAAAAGAAGTCGATGGGACATATACTGAGTATCCAAGACCAGCATCCCAATATTCATAGTAATAAGAGTTTGCTGTAACTGAAGATGTTTCTGGTACTAAGAATAATACTTCTTCTTTTCTTGGATCTGATAGTGTTGGGGATGCAATATTTGGAGTGAATGGTAGTTCATATCTAAAACCAGTTACAACATTTCCATTCTGAGCAAGGATTTCTGTTACAACTTGTCTTCCGTTGTATTGATTCTCGGTAACATTATTAATAGCAACTTGATCTCCTACTTCTAATCCAGGAATACCATTTACGAGATAAACAGTAACCGTAGATGAAGGATTTACAGAGTCACCTGATGAGATGACGGCAATTTGTGAGTTAACAATTTCCACAAAGTTGCCATTTGTTTTCCAAGTTGGTGAGATTCTGAGTCCACTTCTTAAAACTATTCTTCCATTTGAATCTCTGATCTCTTCTGTTTCGTAGTGATGAATACCAGAGTAAAGATTTTCATATGATCCATACTTTTCAAGCATTACTTGATCGAAAGTTGCCTGAGTCATAGGCCATTCTGTTTGAATATTCAGAATGTTATTGGAGAGAAGAACAACCCAATCGAGAGTTGAATCTCCATATAATTTAAATGCAACATTATCAGGTCTTTCATCACCTATAATTTTATACTTGGTGAAGTAATTGAGATTTCCGAAGATATCTTCTCTTAACTTTCCTCTTTTAAATAGATTTTTGACATCAACATAGTCGGAGATGTTCTGTTCTCCAGAATTTCTACTGACATATTCGAAATTAGGAACTTGTCTGAAGTAAGGTCTTGCCATTTTTAGTAACCCATTACACTGGATGCTTCTATTTGATCTTCTTTGTAGATTGGCTCCAATTCGGAAAATTGCATAGAAACATTATAAGATGTCATAGAACCATCTTCAAAAGTCATGTAGGAACCGTCTGGGGTGTAATCAACCGAAAGGTTTGTTAAAGCACACAATTTAATTTTATTTAAAAATGGATGTTGTTCTTTTGTTTTTCCGAAAAAATATTTTAACTCAAATACATTAGGACTTGTTAAGAATAATTGATTACCAGTTCTATCAATTGACATTTCAGTTTTTAAAGTTTTAATAATATTTTTTACAACAATACTTTCATCCGGATCTCTTGGTGTAAATCTATAATTATATTGAAAAGTTCTTAAGCTCGGTCCTTGGAAAAGAAGTTCCAGATTATTATTTAATACTGCTCCTGTTTGCCTACCAATTATATTTGACCCAACTGCCTGACCGGCAAAATATGCTCTAACATAGTTTGGTAAACCTGATGAGGATGCAACATCTTGAGCAAAATCTTTTAGGTCACTACCAACTCCTTGTAGTGCAGCACCAATTTTACCTTTTCCCAAATCTTGAATTGCATTATATGCAGCACCAGCAAGTCTTGCTTGGAATGGATTTAATTCATCTTGATTCCAAGAAACTGCGTTGTTGTCGGATATTGATGGTTGCATAGGAAGCCATATTGTGGTTCCTCTTTCAGTCATTCTTTTACC